GCCGGGTAAAGCCGGGAGAAAGGAAAATTGCATGGCAGTGAAGTTTACAAAGGGATATGTTGATACGGTCGTAGGAATGAGAACTAACAAGAGCGAGGCTCGGCGTTTTTTGCATCGTCAGCTGTATGGGCTTCGCGAACAGATAACACGCGAGCATTACTACGAGATGTACGAGTACATCAGCAAAGCAACGGAATAAGCCGGAACCATTTCGGCGCTGACCTATCGGCATAACGGGGAGAAAGGAAAAATATGAAACGAGTATTTATCCCTTTATGGAAAGCATTACAGGAAGCCCGTGAGGATGATCCCAGGCTGACAGAGACGGACGGGATTTGCGCTTGCTACGAGGTTGAGAATATGGGCTTCTGCCGGGACGGTGCGACCCGCTGGTATCACTTCACCAGTGTGGACGGGAAGCCGGCTTATACACTTAAACGATAGGAGGTTCAAGTTAATGTTGGAAAGCAGACGCAGCTATGGATATGGCATGGTTTCTCCCGCAGGAACAGGGTATGACTGGCTGATAGAAAAAGACGGGTATTCAGTGTCTGGTGGAAGACCATGCAAAACAGAAGCACAGGCTGAGAAAGAGGCTAAGAAGTTTATAAGGGAATGCGAATGTTGGAAAGGAGCAGGGATAGAAATCATTCCATATAGGGCGTATAGAGGATATTGAATAAGGCGGAAGGATAACCCTCCCGCCTCTCTCGTTATTCCAGAATCATCACGCGGCGCAGGACTGTGTTCATGCCATGCTGTTCAAGCATCTGCCCGAAGCTGGCCGCCTCTTCCCGCGTGTAAGACAGACCGGCAATATTGGCCCACAGGCTACCGTCCTGCGGCGCGCTGACGGTCGGCTGCTCGTCCGGCTCTGCGCCATCCCAGAACGGGATGTAGCAGGCGTTGAGATCCACAGGGCCGCCAATCCCGTCGATCCGTCCCTTGCTGGTGTACTGCCATGCCGTTAATGGCTGTGTGATTACCGGCCGCCACTTGTCCGCCGGAGGATCAGCGGCAAACGGAAAATTAGAACTGACCGGATACCGGGCGATCCAGAACGGGCAGTCGAAAGCCGCCGTGTTGAAATATCCGGCCTCGCAGAACGCCTTTCCGGTATAGATCCCGGATTCCAGCCCTGCACCCGCGAGCGTGTTCCGTGCAGTCTGGATCAGGCCGGTAAGGACGCCGGAACCGATCGCCTGAAGAGACAGGTCTTCGACATCCCACCATACCCGGCAGGACAGATTGTGGGATTTCAGCAGGGCGGCCACCTGCGCCGCCTCTGCGGCCGCCTGCGTGGGTGTCGCGGCGTACGTATACTTGTACACCTCGAAGGGGATGCCGTTTTCCTGACATCCAGCCACGTTCGCCTCAAACTGATAATCTGCTTTTCCGGACCGACGGACGCTCCGAAGGATCGCAAAGTCGCATCCGGCGGCCTTTACCTTCTTCCAGTTGATTTTTCCCTGATTATCTGATACGTCAATGCCTTTCCACATGAGTTATTCCTCCGAAACGTCCTTCCACAGTGATTCCGTGCCGAGTGCTCCCGGCTCCCAGACATTGTTATCAACGAGGGATTCCCATGTTTTTTCATTATGCGTTACACGGTCTCCTTTTGAATAGGGATTTGTGCTATCCGGCTGTTCCCATTCCGGAATGACTTCGGGATCAGGAATCAGCACTTTCGCGAACAGAGACGGGGAATCAACAGGATTCCATGTTGACTGTACATTGTGCGCGGTGATTACATTGTACAGCACATCGTTATAGGTTACGCGGTCGCCGACGGTAAGGGAATATCCTTCTTCAAGGGTTTCCCAGTCCGCGTACAATGTTGATACATCAAGAGCCTGCGCGTCAGTGTTTCCTGCCGCGTTAATCTCTGCCTGCCTTCTCATTGCCTTCAGTTTCTCGATTGCCTTTTCTGTAATCATTACATACCCTCCAGTGCGTCATTGATTTTCTGTATATTTTCTCTGATTTCCGCAATTTCGTCGGAACCACCGCCGGAAACAGGGACGGCGGGTTTCTGCATCGTGATTGTGATCTTGTCCGCATAGGTTTCGGAAAATCCACTTTCCGTTGTATCGTCCGTGGTCTCATAGTCAATAGCCGTGGTGACATGCGGGACGTATTGCAGGCTGGCCATTTCTGTATATCCGGAATACCCTTTCATGAGGTCGATACCGACGTAGTATCGCATAACTCCGGTGGCGGCGGAATTATCATAGAATTTTTGAATGATAGAATTTGCGTCGCTGGAATCAATTTCCATTTTCAGGCCGCTTCCGGTCTCTGAAATATTTGAGATTTCCAACTCTGTGTTATCCGAAAAGATAATTTTTTTCATATTCTTTCCTTTCTTTTTTAGTCAGTTAAATAGTGAATATCAGAAGTTAAAGGAACTCCCAATTATGCAAATGGGAGACGCACTACAAAATATAGGAAGTTCTGGATGGAGTCATACACGCATTACTTTTTCACAAAAATATAACACGAAACCTTATGTGTTTATTACAGCTACTGATCAAAGCAATACCAATACCGAAATGAGAGTTAATAACATAACTACTGACGGATTTGACTGGTATATTTACAGAGAAACCGGCGAAAATTTTACCTTTTACATGAATTGGATTGCGTTTGGAAAGTGATCATTTTCATCAATAAAAGGTGGTATGTGCATTTGAATCATTTCCATTTACCCGGATACCAATTTCAACATATTTAGAAACATCGAAAGTTTGTTTGCTTGTTGTCAGGGCACCGAGGATTGCGCCGTATGGACTGTCTGTATCGCTTGATGTATATCCATAAACACTTCCAAACCCTTGTGACAGATATGCATCAACGCTACTGTATCCATCTGGCTTGGAAATTCTGGTTATCCCCCATCCTGTATTTCCTGCACTATGCAATTCTGTTTTGAATGTTATTGTTGCATTACCCAATTTTTTTAGGACTGCATCAGCACCATCCTTGTAAAAAGAATATGCTTCCGAAGTAGTAAGGCTACTTAAAAAACCGCTACAAACTCCGCCGCTTGATTTGATTGTATCAAGAGAATACCAGCCGTTTAAGCACTGAAACACTTTACGAAAGCTTTTCTGAAGCTCAAGGTTATTGCATATAAAATTAACTGCATCTACTAAATCCATCGAATTTGTTTCGGTAGTTTCTTGGTACAACTCACTACTTAACTGACTATTCGCCTCTTCTGCGGCAGAAAATCCTTCTGAAATTCTCTGTTCCAGATCGTTCATAGTTGTTGCAGAGAATGAATCTCCCTCCTGCGACACCCGCCCCTCGTTTCTCGTTACATCATACACGGTAGTCTCGTTCGTTGATACATTCTTGAGGCTCCTGCGTCCCGCAAATTCCACCAGACGATTTTTCCATTCTTTTGCTGTAAACCACGCCATTACAGTATTCCTGCTCCTTCCCCTGCGTATATTTCCGTATCGCAGTAATAATAACTGTTCATTGTGCGCTCATACACATAATTCACATCGTGCAGGATACGCTCAATGTCGTTCCATTTTTGAAATGTGACCAGCGGCTGTGTAGGTGTCTCTGGAGTATCAGAAAGGGCCGCCCATGCATCTCTCACAGCCTGCACATTATTGCGTATCCTTAGATAATCGCTTGCTCTCGGAATATCATTATAGTTCCACGTTTTTGTCTGCACTGTCACCGCCAGAAGGGATGCCAACTGTGCTGTGTTGCTCTCAATTCTGTTCAGATCAGAAATGTTTAGTGCGCCCTTCATACCGGCGGCCCATTCTGTTTTTTCTTCTTCCGTAATCGTCCGCGCGAGATATTTTTGATTGAGTTCTTTCACTCGGTCTACATCCGCCTGCGTGCGGTCATACACAAATTCCATCTGTGGAAAGCCAGACATTGCATCATGTGTGTATATAGATAACTGATTGTGTGTATAAGCCGATAACTCATTATGTAACATGCAAACACCCTTACTTTATTCCATATACATAGATTAATATTGTATGATCAGGCATCGTTTCGTACCAGCCTTTTACTTTTGTATTTTCATACCAGACGGTATATAATTGTTCATTTCCAACGTATTCACTAATCTTTACACCTAATTTAAATAATTCAACAGGCACAGAAAACGGAGAAACAATCTGTTCATCAATCTGACATGCGCAATAGATTGCTTTATACTGATTGATTCCGCCTAATACATCAAGTGTTTGATTTGGGCTTGTTATTTGTCCAAATGATGTTATTGCGCCACTCATTTTTGAGATGTCTAACTCACGAAAATTGCTGTTAAATACATTTATGTCATACTTATCGTTTTGATCTGGATACGTCATTTTTTCTCCTTTATATGATTCCAACTTCTTCATCCGCATATATCTCATCTGCGTAGTAATAATCAGATAACAGCTTGTAGTATCCACGATATTTCGCGGTGCCAAGAAATCCTCCGGTCAAATCGGTTGACAGTGATTCGATGCACGCTACAAAATTTCCGCGTCCAGCCAATGTGTTTTCTACTTCAATCCAGTCCCCGGCCTTCTCTCCCTGAGAGATATGCTGTGTCTGAATAATCTGTTGTAGCTGATAATAATCAAGAATACTATCCGCTACCCGCTGGGCCGCCTCATAATCCAGCAGGGTTCCCGTGAAGGTTTTTGTGCTTCTTACCTCTCCGGATTTGATATTTTCGATGCTGGACAGCACGGCGAGCTCTTCTCCGACGTATTTCTGCCCGGAAATCACCACATCTGCTCGCGCATCTGTATCAATCTGCAATTCGACGTAATACGGGCTCTGTTTGATGATTGTTCCGATGTTCGTTGTCATGTTCGCGGCCGGGTTGGATAGCTGAATCGTATGCAGGCCTACACCGTAAGTGCCCTTCGTGATCTGTGATACTTCAGCACTCAGCGTCCATGTTGTATACTTGACGTTAACATCAGAAACATAATGATCTGTCTGCAACGTCGTGGAAAATTTCCGTGACCGCTCGATTTTTGCTGAGATCAGTCGATTGCTTTTGTGGATTTCAAGGTTCTCACGCATCGCAGTGTTGACCGTGGAGCCGCATGCGAAAAGCACTTCACGGAGTGCCTTCTGGCAGGTCTGAATTTTAAGTGTACCGTACAGCAATGTGTTGTACGTTTCATCGTCTACGACGTAATCTGATATTCCGGCGGTATCCATGATCGCATCGATAATCAGCCCCGCTTTGACTCCCTCGTATATCTGTCCGTCTTTGAAGTCAGTATTTGACAGCATGCCTTTGTAGTCGATAGCTGACATTTTGCTGACGTTTTTCGTCGTACTGTTGCCGTCAAGGAAGAAAACCCCTAGAGGCATTCTCACACCGTCAATGACCTCGTAAGGGAGCATCTTCTGTCGCTTCTGGAACGTTTTATGCAGGCCGGAAATATTTCCGATGTTGAATTCTTCGTTCCTGTCCACAAAATCGAACGTTAATTTGTCGGTTTTGATTTTGTCGCTGATCGGATCAGTGTCATTCGTCAGTTTCCCGGAAGTGACTGCATCGGAACCCCATGTGAGCGTTGTGCCGTACTCGATATACTGCAACTTCACGTTGTGACGCGGCAATGTTTCTACGAACGTTATAACGATTTTCCCGTATTCCTCTACCTGATTTTTGCAGAAGTAGTCAAGCGAATCCGGGTAGAATGTTGCTTCTGCCTTTTTTGCTCCAGCGAGATCATACCACTCAATTTTCAGTTCCAGCGGGTATTCCTCGAGAAAATGCAGAGTAATCCCGATGGACGTGTGATTTTCCGTAAACTGTACCGTAACCGACTGGACCTGCGAGAATTCTCCGGTATCTCCGGACTGTCCCGCTGAAAAATATGCGAGATCATCCGGAGCGTCCGGAAATTCTTCGCGGCCGCCGTCAAGCACGAAGAAATTATGCTCAAGTGTTGCGTATACACCTGCGTCCGGATTCTCTTTCAGAAGATCAATATCCGCGAATACCGCGTTGCTTGTGCTTTCCGGTATGCCGTCCTCAAGGGCCGTTGTATCGTATAGGTTGTAGTCTACAAAAAATTCTGTCTTTCTCATGACGGCACCCTCGCCGGACTCTTCGCCGTAAATTTGCAGGAGAACGTCTTAATCGTTACATCATCTGCCAATACCTTCTCATACTGATCTGAGACCGAAGAAATATACGCCACGAAAACATACGTTCCTCCGGGGACAGGGAGCGAAACCGTGTGGTAGTCAACCGGTTCGGTCATGTGTGTGTAAAACGCTTCGTAATCCATACCGTCACCGAACGCGGCACTACTACCCACTGTGAGTGTGAAATTATAGAATACTCCTATCAGCTCCCGCTCAAGATCACCGGACTCCACACGGTTTGCATACTTATCCAGAAAATCTGCATTTCGTGTTACCGAAACGAGCGGAATATCATAATATACACCATCTACACTTATTCCCTGTGTGAATTTCATCCGCCTGTCCACCCCAGTATGTCAATGTTATATCCCTGTCTTGATGCTTCCGCGAAAATATCGTTCAGCGTTAGCCTCGCAAACGTCTCTCCGTCATAGTTGAGATTGATAACTATCGGAACGCGATCTTTCCCTCTCCTGCTCATCACATTTTCAAGAGCTTGCTCGATTGTTCCGATCGGTGCTTCCACATTCATCTGTCCGGCAGGCTGATCTCCAAGGATTGCCGCAAAAGGTCTCCCGCCACGGATAACCGCCCCAGACGCAAGATGAGGAATGCCGTTCATTACCGATTGCGCGGAAGGCTGTGCGTCCATGCTGTACGATACGGCCATCCGGCCGCCGATTGCCTGCGCGAGAGGCCCGCTAATGAGGTTTTTCGGTATGCTTGTAATCATATTAAGTACAGCCTGAATTTTTTCGGAAACCCAGTTTACGAACGTTTCAATCAGATTTTTTACTGTGTTAATAATATTCTCAACGTTTGTTTTGAATGTCTCAAAAATCTTCTTTGCGGTTTCCCATGCACCTTTCCAGTCTTTTTCGATAACCGTCTGTTTTATGAATTTTATTATTCCTGAAAACAGATCTTTCATAAGCTGGATGATTGCGCCCAGCGCATCGAAAAATGCCTCAAATATAACGCCTGCGCTATCCCACGCCGCCTGCCATAAGGGAATAACCGTATCATTCACGAATGTTATGATTCCTGTTATTGCTTCTGTAATCTGCATTATTACCTGTATAATTATTTCAAACAGAAGCCCTATGGCCTGAGCAAGAACTGGAACGACATAAGTGATAACCCATTCCACAATGGGCATCAGAAATGTTTCCCAGAATGATTGTAAAATTGAAGCAAGACCGCCTATTAATGTGATGATAGAGTTAATCAGCGGAGCAATATAAGCGCTGAATAATTCCGATAGCTTTGCCGCCACACTATCAATAACAGGCTGTATTTCTCCGTTCCATACTTCAAGAAGGGTTCCGACGAGAGATGTCAGCCCATTCGCAATGCTGTCAAAAAACGGCTTAAACTTTGTGTCGTACACCTCATTGAGATTGTCAAACACGCTGTCTATCATAGCCTTATAGCCTTCAAGAACCGTCGCGGCAGAACCCAGCAATCCTTCCAACGCTGTTTTGAAGGCCTCAGCGTTTTCTGTAATCGGAAGTATGAGCATCTGCAAAAAGTCTCTTCCGATTTTAAGAGCAATCTCGGTCACTCCCATTGCGGAATCAGCCAGCACGCCAATCAGGGCCGCCATGAAGCGTATTCCACTTTCGCTTGCGAACGCCTCAAAGATATATGCTACACTCTGAAAAAGTTCGGCGAGAAGCATATTGATATCTGCACCAACGTCGAACATTGATACCAGATAACCCTTTATACGGTCAGTATTGTCCTCAAGGTATTGCCCCAGCCCTCCGATGAGCGCCGTGGCGATAGTGAGGCCGATGCTCGCAACTGAGCCAACAAGTGATCCCAGCATATACATGAAGGATTTCGCCCATCCGTCTGCCGCCGCCAGCACTGCGGGGTCTGTCCAGATATCAATGAGCGCATCTTTGATCTGCTCCAGCCCTTTTTTGATTGCCTCGAATCTATATTCATAGTCTCCGAGTCCATCCCAAAAACCTTGTGTGAAGGCGTCTTTCAGCTCCTTTGCGTAATCCAGAATCGGCTTCAGTTTTGCTTTCAGGCCGTCGAGCCATTTTACCAGTGCCGGATCAACCGGAACTTCTTCGAACATATCACCGGCGTCCGCGCCTGCTCCTCCGCCTCCAGAATCATCCTGCTTCTGAAGTACGTCGAGATCATCAAACTTCGCCAGCGCCCCGGTAGCCTTTTTCGCCGCGGACGCGGTTCCGTTCAATGAATCGTTGTAGGAATCCTGTACCTTTTTTGCACGGATGAACGTACTATTTCCGCCCAGAATCGCAATGAATTGCGCAACGTAGGTCATCGCCGTAGAAAGAGCGCTTATCAACGCATTTAAGGCGGGAATCACAACGCTTATGACCGGGGCGAACGCAGTTGCAAAGGCATTTCCCAGCGTTGCGAGTGCATTTTTCAGGGATTGCACTGTTTCCGCGAACTGGCTGGAATATCCCATCAGGTTTGTGAACCCCTGACCTACACCAGCAGTAATCGCGCTGATAGCCCGGAATACTGCACTGAACGCCACGGACATTGCCAGCATGCGTCCGAATCCCATGTGCGCATTGTTCACGGATTTTGTCATTTTGTTCGTCTGTGCGGCAGCCGTGGAGAACGATTTTTTCGTATTATCCCCGACTTTCTTCACGGTTTTCGACATCTGATCCGCCGCGTTTTTCATGCGGTTATACGACTGCTCGACAGGCTGTTGCTTCTGCTTCATCTCCTCAAGCCTGCGATTACTCACAGCAAGCTTATCATTCAGGTTTTCGACCTGTTGCGCCATTTTGGCGTACTCAGCAGTATCCGTACCAGGAATGAATGCTTTCCCTGTCTCTTCCAGATCGCGCAGTTCACCAGTTGCATACTTCACGGTATTTGCCAGCTCGTCTATATCGTATTGCATGCGCTTATATGTACTGCTGCTCTCTTTTCCTCCAAGGGAAAGGAATCTGTCTTGAGAAGCGATAAGCTTATTCATCCGGCTTTCTGCATCTGCAATCTGCTTCTGAATCTCAGCATACTCCGCCGTGGGAATTTTCGTTTTTCCAATAGACTCCATCTTTTCCTGCAAGACAGAGATTTCTTTTGCGGTCTTTTTGATTTCATTCGTCAGGCGCAACATCTGGCTATTAACGTCGCGTGTATTGATTTCCGTGTTGATCCGGATCGAACCGTCATACTGCTCGGCCATGCGCGCCCTCCTTTCATTTTGTCATTTCCTGAAATGCTTTTGCGGCGGCCTTTCGTGCCGCGATTTTCTTTTTCATCTCATCGAAAGCGTCAATCTTCGCGACTTCCTCTTCCGTGTATTCTCTCTTCACGTGCGGTTCCTTGAGATCGTACATGGACTTCATTTCCCTGTACCACTTCCGTTCTTCCTTGCTCATTTTTCCGGTAATTTTCTTCCCGCGAATGTCAACCACCCGCGTGAAAGAACATTCATCTAGATTGCGCAGGAGAGCCATAAAACACCAGAAATGCATCTTTTCCATATTCAGGTCAATGCCGTACTGCCGCCGGAAGGCCACCCAGATTCGCCACTGGTCTTTCTGATAGCTCATAACTGGGGCTTCGGCCTTCCCGCGCGGTAGATTGTCCGTGTTCCACCCGTTCAGGAACCACGTAACCGCCGCCCATATTCCATCTGCCGTCCCAGGTGCCGTTTCTGGGAAAAGAAATTCGCGGCACTGCGCTAGCTTTTCCCAGTTTGAAAGATCATTGTCGTCGAGAATCCAGAAAATCTGTATTCCCGTCTGAAAATCACTGTCAATCGGGTATCCCTGCCATTCCTCCGGGAGAGGATCGAGAAGGATATTGAATTTATTCTCCATGTTCCGCCTTGTAGTCCGCGATCAGCTCAGCCTTACCGCGCTGTGTGCGGCCGCCCTTGCGTTTCTTGTCGTACTTGACAGCAATTCTCTTGCCGCGTTCCTCAAATGCGCGGTTCACGAACGGAATGAGGCCGTCGATCAGCTCCATAATCGTTGACTCGTCCGGTACGTCGCACTGGAATGCCTTCTTGCAGAGACCTTCCCCGAACATAGCATCTACCTGTTCACACGCCTTCTCACACAGCGCTACACGCTTTTCAAGCCACGGCTTCCAGTCGTTCAGTGTGATAGATTCGTCGGCCTTTTTCTTCGTCGGGTCTTCCTTGTCCAGCGCCTCACCGGATTCTTGAAACCAATTCAGGAACGCCGTGAACCTGTCTGGAAGGGTAGCGTCACGTGAATTGATCGACGCAAGCGCCGCGCCATTGTTGACGGATACCAGCCTTATACCGTCGTCAATCTCAAGACCGTCATTATATGTAATAGCCATGCTTTTCCTCCTTACTCAGACGGCGCAGTGTCAGACCACGTGTATTCTCCGGAACTTGAATCCAGCTTAATGTATCCTTCCTGTACGTTGCCGTTGCCGTTGATCTGGATGCTCGTCACCAGCGCCGCGCCGCCTTTTCCGCCAGCGGAGGAAGAGGAAACGATAACTGGAACCTTGATTGCCGCGAACACGCCCGGCTTGCTATCCACAGCATCTGTCTTGAAGAACCTGAAATAATCCGTTTCGCAGTCCTTTCCGGTCGGGAACTTCTTCAGCAGCTTGTCCAATTCCTGCTGCATATCATCACTCAGATATTCCCTCTCAGGATTCATCGAAAACTCGTATCCGGACAGCGTGGAGGACTGCGATTTCATATTGACGTACTGCGTGCTTTCGACGTTCGGCCCCCAGTCCTCAGTGATTTCTGTGTAACCGTCTCCCATTTCAAGGATGTTAGAAGTCATTCCCTGAAAGAGTTTTCCGACATCCAGCAGGGAGACCATATTTGTTCTATCTAATGCCATGCTTTTCTCCTTTTCATGTTGCCTTGATATAGTTGCTGTATTCCACCGTGACCGGAAGCACCCAGTCTTGTACTCCGTTTTCCTGCGGCTCCGTGCCGTATGAATTGTCACGGGTTATTCTTGTGATTTTTCTGCCTCCGGAAAGTTCCGGGTATGATGTTAAACGGTATGTTTCTCCGTCAATGACCGCATCCTCTTTGCAGAGCCAGTTCCCGAACATCTCAAGAAATTCCTGTATGCTCATCTTCTGCCGCTCTTTTGCGGAGCCTGCTGCCCTGTACACAAGATAAAACGGATATCGGCATGTCTGCTCCCGGCTTCCAGAGACATAGACTTTTTCTGTATATACCAATGCGCCGGAATTGTCCGACATAGCAATACCGCTCTCAGATTCAAGATCCTCAAACTTCACCGTTTCATCCGGAAGCAAGCCGGGAAACTGATTCAAGAGATCCTTCATCGCTTCACGGAGGATTTCATATCCGGATGCATCTTTCCCTATTGGTTTCAATGTTTCTGCCATGTTATGCCCCCAGAATTTCAAAATGCGGGATAACTGTGTACGGGCCGCCTGCGGACGTAATCAGAAAAACGAAGTCATATTCCCGATTCATGTAAGCGTAGAAGCCTTCGGACAGCCTGTCGGCGTAATCATCATCATTTATCGGGATTTCCCCCGTCCACTCACCTTTCCAGAAGAAGTCTGTTGCGGGGTTGAATGTGATACTGTCCGCCAGCTCATCGTTGACCTGCTTCGCCCAGGCTTTCGGCGGGAGCCAGATAAGCTCCTTCCCGGCGGCGTCCGTGATAACCTTCTGCCCGTCCTTTTCGATGTAATCGATATGTAACTCTGCCTTGTCGGTACTATCCGGGCCGTATTTCTTCATCATCTGTCCCCGGTCGGTTTCCAGATGTACGCCGGAAAGAATGTGAGGATACCAGACGGCGGCAGTGCTGGATTCGTAGTAGTTGAATATTGTTATAGTTGAATCAAAGATTTCCAGCTCCTCCTTTCTTTCTTCTGTCTCCCCTAAAAGATACGGCTTTTTCCAACGGCCACCCACGTTGTCGTCTTCTCATCGCCGTACTATACTTTATCCCATTGATTTCGCACCATTCTGTTGCAGTATGTGTTGTGCCATTGATGGTTATATACAAATTTGTTCTTTTATTATTTGCCTGTTCTTTTGCCGTGGCCCACCTGCAATTTTCAGGACAATAATTTCCGTTTACATCTATGCGGTCAATGGTAAGGTCTTCCGAATATCCGTTTTCAATGGCCCACTCCTTAAATTTCAAGAACGAATCATTCCATTCTTTGCATGCCGAAATTCCTCGTTCTCCGTAATTTTTATAGGACGGCTCACTTTTTCTTGAACACCTTGCCCTCATATCAACCCAAATTGTGTAAAGTCTTGTTTTTCTTTCTCCGTGAATTCTTTTGGCTTTTGATGTCCTCTCGCGTTGATAACATCCGCAACTATTCGTATTTCCTCGCAGAAGATTATTTGAAGCCGCAACAATTTTCTTTCCGCAATCACACACGCATATCCACTTTGATTGCCCTGGTTCATCTATCCTTTTTATTGCGGTTAATCTTCCAAATTTTTGTCCTGTTAAGTCTCTAGTAGGCCTCGGCATAAATCCATCTCCTTTTTGCGGAAAGGACTTACTGCTGTCTCACGACATGAGCCTTTCTGAATTAGGGAATATCGCTGTACACGGTATCCCCTCCTTATCACTTTGTAGCCTGCTTGTACACCTGATTAACGCCCGTTGCCGCCAACCCAGAGACAGCCCCCACAGCCACGGCATTGATATAATCTGCCGCCGGAAAGTCCGGCATAATGTTCATTCCTACCGCACCCAGAACGCCGCCCACAACGGCCATAATGACCGGGATCCATTCGTCCGGGATTTTCTGCGCCGCCTTGCAGGCCATACCAACCACATAGCAGATAGCCACAATAGCAACGCACGTTCCTAATGTCGTAATGTCCATTACTCTTTTACCTCCCAATCTTCTGCAAGCATATCCGCTTGCGAAGCAAGCCATCCAATCTGCACACCGGATGTTCCCACAAAAGCCAGTGCCTTGTTTCCAATATCTTTGTGATTTGGATTGACGAACGTTTTATCTGGAATCTCAAAACCAATGTGAGTTGCCAATACGACATACTGGTCTTTTCCATTCCACCCCGTTCTTCCGACTTTCTTCCCTGCCTTCAGTGCTTCTATTGCCTTACCAAAATCCATTCACTTTTCCTTTCTGGAATCAGAGCAAATCCAATTCCGTGAATACTTTAAAAATCTTCGGGGACTGAATGGCGAACCAGTCGGTCATTTCCTCATTTGTCGCCCACGCCCCGCATGTTGAGCTTGAAGCGTCAAGTCCACTTTCATACAGGAACGCATGAATAAGCTCATGCCTCAAAATGGCGTTCTTATACCCTTCGTAATCCTTCAACTCACAATCATCTTTTTTGTTGCAGATAACTATTGTATGAGTAGAAATATCGGTATAACCATCACGGAATTTCCCATCCAGATTTACGTCCGCTTTTTCGTCACACTGTACGATTTCCCATTCTGTCCCCAGAATATTTACCTTACAATCCTGCATACAGCAGTAATACTCCTTTATCGTCTTTTACCCCTGCCAGATACAGCCTCGCCACACCTTCAAGGATTTTATTTGTTTCCTTTGGGTTTCCCGCCGCCTGATATACCGCGCTCCAGTTCTTTGCACCGCTGGCGGTGTCGGACAGGGACGCATAGCTGATTGACTCAGAACCAGCAGACCGGGAAGAAATAATTCCCGATATTGCGCCGCCGGAAGTCCCAGAAGAACTCCCGGCCTGCGCCGCCGCATTCGCCTGCTTCTCTGCCAACTCCAGCTCATACAGCCTGTCAGACACGGCGCAGACGGCTTTCTGCACCTTTGTGGCCGCCCTCTCATCAGACGGTAAGCCGTCAACCAATCGGTCAAAGGTGATAACATCCAGAAAGTCGCTTGCCCGGTCTGCTATCCGCTCGAAGTCGTCTGTCGGGATAACATTTCCGTGATAGGTGTTTTCGTAAAATGTAAAATCGGTGTACGCCATCCCGGCAGTCTCCTTTCATCAGGTCTTGGAAGCTACGGTATCGTCTCCGGCCTTCAAAGCCTTATAGGTGTTGTCGCACTCAACGACGGTGATATAATGTCCGGTCGTCGCGGTAATGTCGCTCTTACCGTCCCATGCCGTCCAGTTGCGGACGCTCTGTCCGTAGGTTACTTCCGGGGCCGCGCTGGCGTTGGTCTTGTACTTGTACATGTGACCGGTTTCCAGCGTCGGGGAAACGGTAATCTTCGTTGTGCCGGACGCGGTTCCCTCAGTAGAATCAACCGTCAGATCGCCCAGAGTGGCGTCGTCCGTGACGGTCACAACGGCGATAGCGTCGATGTACTCCGCAAACAGGGTCATTCCCATGATTGCGAACGCCTCAGAAACTGCCGTGTTGTAGTTGCCCTGGGTGTGGAAGCCGATGAGGTTTGTCTCTCCGGCGCTCACCGTGTACACCAGGCCAGCCCTTACAAAATCGCTGTCATTCGGGTCGATGTAATACAACACGATGTTCTCTACGGGTGTAGCGATAACCCTCCCCCTCGGAATCTCGGACTCGGACAGAAGGAAAATCGTGTTGAATCCCATGAAGTCCTTGATATACTGGAAGCCGAACTGATTCTGAATAGTGATTTCAGCCGCTCCAAGATACTCATAGACATCCAGAACATTCACGAATCCAACGGTTCCGGTCGCTGTCCTGTGCATGGTCTTGAATTTGTTTTCTACAAGCCCCTTTGCCATAGCAAGCGCCATCTGGAAGGTGGTTTCGGTCGCCGTCAGGGTTCCGGTGTTCAGATAGGTATAGAAGCGGCCTGTAACGTCGCTCTGAAGCTGGAAAAGGAATTCGTCGTCTGTCATCTGTACGGCGTTATCATAACCGTGATCCTTAATGCTCTCGATGGAAACGGCCTTCGCGTACTTCTCAATCGTGATGTCCGCATAGTCCTTTTCCTTTACAACAAATTTGCTGTAAGGAATTTCCTCGCCCTCGCCCACGTTTCCGCTTTCCAGCACGCCCTCGGCGTACTTACTTTTCAGCTTCGTGTTCGGCTGCTTTTTGATCGGGCGCATAATCCCCAGGATTTCTCTCAGGTGTTCCCAATTTCTCTCAAACCGGGTAACAAAATCCACCTCACGGGCGGTAACCTGGACATCTGCTGTCTTAATCAGGTTTGCTTTCGCTGCCATTATTACTCTCCTTTACTGAATAAGTGCATGTTCGCAGCAATGGCGGCTTGCCTCTCGGAAGCGTCCTTGATACCCATGATCTGGTCTTTCGTCATACTTCCGCTCTGGTTCTGCCGCTGGAACGGCTGCGTGAACCTCGCCGCGTTCTGCTGCGCCTTCTGCTGTTCCTCGTCAATGAACGCTGAAGCGTCTTTCTCCTTCATCTGGGAAAGCAGGTCATTCAAGCCCAGGATTTTTCCGTCTTTCAGCTTTAAGCCGGATTCCTTAATCTCTGCCATGATCGCCCGCTTCGCCGCCTCGCTGGAAAACTTCACGTTTTCAAGCTCTGCCTTTAAAGCGTCGTTGAAGTCGCGCTCGTAAATCTGCGCCTGTGCGTTCTTCTCTGCGTCCTCGGCCTTCTTCTTCCAGTCAGATAATTCCCTCTGCATGGTTTCCAAATCCACGCCTTCAAAGCCTTTCAGGGTGGCTTCTGCCGTCTCGGCCTTTTCCTTCCATGTGTCCCGGTCAGTCTCGGCCCGTCCCAGCTTCTTTTCATGCTCGGCCTTGGTGACGTAGTTTTCGGCCACTTTCTTTGTCAGCTCTGCCTTTTTCTCTGCCGGAACCTCAATTCCCAGTTCTGATAAAATCGCTTCAATGTTCTGCATATAATCCTCCTAAACGTGATTGATTAACCGCCCGTCAGCGG